CGACTGGAATTCGCGCCTGCCCGATGGGTCGGACGCGATGGGTGCGCTCATCACGAAGCAGATGGCGCGCGAGGCGTTCAACAAGGAATATCCGAGCGCCCAAGATCAGCCTAGCTTCGATGCGCGCGGTGCAGGCGACTCGGACCCAGTATGGTTCACCGAGAAAGAGGTGCGCATAGCTGAGTTCTATCGCGTCGAGCGCGAGCGCGCGAAGTTGCTCATGCTGACCGATGGAACGATTCTATGGGCCGATGAATTCGAGAAGGTGAAGGACGCGGCTGCGGCTTCCGGCGTATTCGTCAAGGCCGACCGCGAATCTTTCAGGCGCGCGGTTCACTGGTGCAAGCAGACCGGAGCTGAACCACTGTCCGAGAAAAAACTGCCCGGGCGCTGGATTCCGGTGATCCCGGTGTACTGGTCGCGCGTGGTGGTTGATTCGCAGATTCGGATTGATGGCGTGATTACGGACGCGCGCGATCCGCAGATAATGATCAACTTCTGGGAGACGGCGGCGACCGAGACTCTCGCGATGGCGTCAAAGGCCAAGTGGGTGATGGCCGAAGGGCAGGACGAGAATCATCAGAACGAATGGGCAACCGCCAACATTTCACCTCGTGCGTACCTGACCTACAAACCGCTGGACGTTGAGGGCAAGCCTGTCGGCCCGCCGCAGCGCGTGCAACCGGAACCGCCGCCCGCAGGATTCATCGAGGCGCTATTCTCCGCTCGGCAGAATCTCTCGCGCGTCATGGGCGTATTCGATCCCGCAGTCCGCGGCGGCGCACAGCACAAGTCCGACAAGACGCTGAACGCCGAGCGCGGGCAATCGGATATGTCGAACTATGATGGGTACGACAACTTGATTCGCTCGATCAAGCACTCCTGGCGCGTGATGCTCTCGTGGATTCCTTCGATCTACGACACGCGGCGCGTTACGCGCATCATCGGCGAGGATGGGAAAGAGGACATCATCACGCTGAACGAACGCCAGCAGGCGCAGACGCCGGAAGGGCAGGCAATCGAGAAGGTGCTGAACGATGTCACCGTGGGCGAGTATGACGTGGTGATCGAAGCAGGCCCGGGCTATGACACGCAGAGGAAGGAAGGCATGGCGGGCGTGATCGAACTGATGGGCACGCCGATCGGCGAGAAGGTGGCCGCGACTGCCGACGACCTGATCCTGCGCGGGATGGACTTCCCAGGTTCAGACCTGATCGCGGACCGCTTGGCGGCTGCGAATCCGCTATCGAAGATTGACGAGCAGTCCGACGTTCCGCCGCAAGCGCAGATGCTCATCAAGAATCTGCAAGCGCAGTTGCAGAAAGCGGGGCAGATGATCCAAGGGCTGGAGATGGACAAGAAATACCGCCTGTCCTCCGAGCAGATGAAGCAGGAAGGCGCGACGCAGCGCACGCACATGCAGGAGACGGTCAAGGCGCACGATGTCGAGATGGGCGCGGCGACGAAGCAGCACGATACCGAAGTGCGCGCAATCACGAGCCAGAATGTCGCGGAGATCGACGGTCTGGTTGCGCTCCTGCTCAAGCACATTGACACGTCGCACTTGGAGAAGGAAATCGCAGCGCGCGACCGACAGCAGGCAGTGAAGCACGCAGAGCAAGTAGGCGGCGGCAACGGCATCGCGCCGAGCGCGCAATGAAGCCGCACATTCGATGGTTCCTGTTCGGATGGAAAGTCTGTTTTCCAGTAACGGGAAATCAATACGGAACCTTCAATTCCGTGGAAGCCATCTCTTGCTGCTGGCAGGAAATGTTACGCAATAACGAACTCCGCATGAGGGGAACATGGAAGTAATCCAAGAGCGCACGATCACGATGGCGGACCTGAAGGCGGCGCAGTCGGAGAGATTGCAGCCGGTCGTCGTGACGAACGACAATTTCGACGCCTACGTTGACGACAAGCTGGGCGTTACGTCGCCGGCGAACGGCAACGACGGTCCCGAAGGCGGCAACGGGCAGGACACGATCAAGAGCGCGAACGCCGACCCGGAGAAGGTTGCAGCGCAGCAACTGGCCGACCTGAAACCCGCGCCGAAAGAGGGCGACGAGGACGGCGGCAAGGTCTACTTCAACGGCAAGTGGGTCGGCAAGGGCGACTTCGGCTACCGGCTGCACGTCAAGACGAAAGAGGCGACCGCGGAGCACGAGAAAAAGCTTTCGGAAGCCGCCAAGGAAGCCGCTGACGCGAAGGCGGCGCGCGACAAGGCCGAAGCACGCGCCAACGAGCTCGCGGCGCGCTACGAGCCCCCAAAGCCCGACGTACCGGGGCCGGAGCCGAAGGTAGAGCAGTTCGCCAACGGCCAGGAGTGGGCCAAAGCCTTTGCCGAGCACGCGCGCGACGTGGCGAACTACGAGGCGAAGGAAACCGCGCGCAGGGCAGACCAGGCGAAGGCGTGGGACGAGCGCAAAGCCGCCGCCCGGAAGGACATACCGGATTTCGAGGCGACGCTGAATTCGCCCGAAGCCGCGGACGTGAAGATCAGCGCGGAATTGACCGACGCGGTGCGCGACTCGGAATACGGCCCGCACTTGCTGCACCATTTCGTGAAGAACCGCGACGTGCTGAACCACTTGCACAGCCTGCCGGTGGGCAAGATGCTGCGCGAACTGGGCAAGCTCGAATCGACCTTCGGCAAGGGCGCGCAGGCGGCGCAGACTGCCGCGGCACCGGTGGCAAAGGCCGCGCCCGCGGTAGAAGTCTCGCGCGCGCCGGCACCGATCGAGCCGATCAAGGCGGGCAGCGCGAGCGCGGTCACGCTATCGGGCGGCGACGAATTCCACGGGACGTACGAGGAGTACAAGGAAAAGCGGCGCAGGGGGTTGATTAAGTGACATTGCTGCGGGTCGCTCCCGCAGGGAAAGTGCGCGCCGGTGCTGCCGCAGGCGGTAAACGCCCCGTCACAGACCGGCCCGCACGAGTACCGACAACGATGGCAATCGCAGTGCGCGCGGCCATGATGCGCATGCGGCGACTAGGAAAGCTAGCATGAGCGTCAGCACGTTTCCGGCTGCTAAGTGGACGCGTTACGGCCATTGGTCGCCCTGCGGTCGCGCGCTCTATCCGCTCTACGACCACATGCAGGCGCGCGTCGCTTCCGGTCAGCCGATCATCGACGAGCGGTATGCAGACTTGACGACAGCGCAGTTTTCCTTTAGAAGCCATCCGTAAGTAGCAGAACACGGTCCGGGCGGACCGCAAAAAAGCCTACTTGTAGTCGCTCCATGAGATGTCGAGCGCGTGCAACGCGAGTTCGACCTTTCAACTTTTAGGAGCGGCTTCATGGCTACCGACACAATCCTGACCATCTCGATGATCACCAACGAGTCGTTGATGGTTCTCGAGAACGAACTTACCTTTACGGGCAAGGTCATGCGCACCTACGACGACTCATTCGGCGTCGATGGCGCAAAGATCGGCGATACGCTGAACGTGCGCCGCCCGCCGCGCTTCGTCGGCACTTCCGGCCCGAACCTGTCCGTGGAAAACTACGAGCAGACTTCGATCCCGGTCGTGATCGGCGATACGAGCAACTACGGCGACCAGTTCCACGTCGATACGGCGTTCACCACGAAGGACTTGCGCCTGTCGCTGGGCGCGTTCTCCGAGAACGTCATCAAGCCGAGCGTCGCTGCGGTCGCGAACTACGTCGACTACACCGGCCTCACGATGGCAAAGAATTCGGTTGCGAACATCGTCGGCACAGCCGGCACGCCGCCGACCTCGCTCCTGACCTACCTGACCGCTGGCGCGTATCTGGACGCGGAAGCTGCACCCCGCGACGGTTCGCGCGCCGTGGTCATCGATCCGTTCACCCAGGCGACGATCGTGGACTCGCTCAAAGGCCTTTTCGTGCCGAGCGACAAGCTTTCGGGCCAGTTCAAGAAGGGCACGATGGGTCGCGACTCGGGCGGCATGGACTGGATGATGGACCAGAACGTCAACACGCAGACCTTCGGGGCGTGGAATACGACCGCGAGCACGCTGACCACGAACACGACCACGTTTACGGGAAGCATTTCGACCGGCTGGGCGAAAACGAGCACGATCACGCTCGCGCACGGTGACACGCTCACCCTGAACAAGGGCGACGTGATCAGCATCGCGAACGTCTTTCCGGTGAACCCGCAGAACCGCCAGATTTATGGCAGTTCGACGCGCAAGTTCGTCGTGCAGACGACCGTTACCGGCACTGGCTCAAGCACGATCAGCGTCACGGTCGCGCCGGCCATCATCACCGCGGGCCAGTTCCAGAACGTGAGCGTTACGGCGACGAGCAATACCGCTACCGTCACGCCGTTCTCGATCGGCACGAGCGCCTCGGGCACCCGTTCGCCGCAGGGAATCCTCTTCCACAAAAACGCATTCACGTGCGCGATGGCGGACCTGGAACTCCCGGCTGGCGTCGTGTTTGCTGGTCGCGCGTCGAGCAAGGAGGCGGGAATTAGCATTCGGGTCGTTAGACAATATACCATTAACAACGACCAAATTCCAGCCCGCTTTGACGTGTTGTTCGGCTGGGCGCCGTTATATCAAGAACTTGCGTGCAGAATCGCATCTTAAGTCTTAAGATACGCAAGCAATGAACCTAAAGTACACTTCCGCGAATGAGAGTAGAATCAACGCTTTCACCAGCGGAGGTGTGCAATGGGAATTTGTTGCGTCAAAGGATGCGAGAAACCAGTGATCGCGCTCGGCCTATGCACCAAGCACTACCGGCGAACAAAGCTGTACGGATCGCCAGCCGCCATGAAAGCGCACAGCGGTTCTATGAAGGGTCTGTCAGCGCCGGAACGCTTCAGCAAGCAGATGAAGATGGGCGATGGCTGCTGGCTGTGGATTGCTGGAACGGACAAAGACGGCTACGGCGTGTTCAACGGCGTTTACGACGGCAAAAAGTATTCACGTGCCACTCGCTATTCGTGGGCGCTTCACAACCGCGCCCAGGTACCGGACAACATGATGGTATGTCACAAGTGCGACAACCCGCGATGCGTGAATCCAGACCATTTGTTCCTCGGCACGCCGCTGGACAACATGCTCGACAAGATCGAGAAGAATCGCCACAACGTGCCGAAAGGCGAACTGAATCGGCGCGCGATCCTCACGAACGCGCAAGCCGAAGCGAT